AGTCAGTTACGCATGACAGCCGGGACAGACCGGCCGCGCGGGATAAGTACAACAAAGGAGGTGCCGATATGTGGCAGGTGGTGACTGAGAGTGGACTGGACGTATTCAGCGGAAGCAAGCCGCAGTGTAAAGCGTACATCCGGCAAGCTCTGAAAAAGGGATCTGAACCAGGATTCCTGAGAATCGTAAAAATCCGGAAGCCAACCGCTCGTGACGCTGAATAAAATCATTCGCGGGACAGGCTGGTACGGTACTGCACACATGCCGCGACCCGATGGCGTGGGCGTCGGGCTGGGTGAGATAGCACCCTCCCGCAGGGTGAAATCAAGCACCCGCCCGGCGGCATAGTGGGGTTCGAGTCCCCCTCGCGGTGAGTCTTGTAGTGCGACTCTTTTTATTTGTCATGCCGGGAGCCGGAGGGCGTACCGGGGGCCCTCCCATATGGGCAGCTGGCGCATGAGGATGCGCTCCCGCAGCACGGCGGGAGGGAGCAGGTTCGACTCCTGCGCTGCTCTCCACTTTATCCCGGAGAGGGTGAAAACTATGGACATCCGATACAAAGATCCACGGACGCGCTGCACAAAGTGCGGGAAGCTTCTGCCCACTGGGCGGAAACGGCTCTGTTATGCGTGCCGCCCGAATAAGCGGTACAAGACAGCCGTCGTGTCGCCCCCGGCGCCGCCGAAGCCCCGGTATACCTTTGAGGAGCAGGACGCACGGGCGGAAGCCCGGGGCCTTACCTATGGGCAGCTGGTGAATCTGGAGAACAACGGTTTGCCTCTGCCGCCGCTTCGGCGTTCGGTGAAATGGCCGTGGGACAGCCCTCACCGGGGCGAAGAACAAATTTAATAAAGGGGGCACTACAATGGCTGAACAGATCCCACGGGAGCAATTCTCCGCGTGGGCGAATATTCCCGCGCGCGTGCTGTTTGATCGGGAGATCAGTGATCGGGCGAAGCTCCTGTATGGGCTGATTTCCTGTATGTCCAACAGCTACGGGTTCGCGTTTGCCAAAAATTCGACGCTTATGCGGTACTTGAATGTGGAGGAAAGGAGTCTTCAGAGGACGCTCAAGCAGCTGCTGGACGGCGGCTACATACGGATTGAAGACGGGTCAGGCGGGCGCGGAACCCTTCGCAAAATCTTTACGGTGGATGTCTGCCCTCGAAACCCCGTCAATCCTGACGGGGTTAACCCCGCCAAATCTGACGGGGTTATAAATAATAATTGTAATAATAATAAAAGAAACAATAAAGCGAGAGCGCCGAAGGCGTATCTGACGGATCAGGAGCTGCTCGATTGGTTCAACAACTGGGCTGTCCGGCTGGACGCTGACCCAGAGGAAACGACGAAGCTCATCGGCGACCTGCACGCATTCGCGGAAATGCGCAAGGCCAAGAAGAAGCCCATCCTGACGGTGAACGCCGCCGGGCGGCACGCGAAGAAGCTGCTGGATTACTCGGCGGACTTCCCGGAGTATCGGCTCGCTGCCATGCGCTATGTACTGTCCCAGTCGGTTGAATCCAACTGGGAAAAGCTTTACCCCATCACGAAGCCGGACGATTTTAACCGCTGGCTGCATGATAACTACGGTGTCCAAGTTGGGCACGCGGAGCCGGAGGTGGAGTACTTTGAGTAGCGTTTCCTATGAAGCCTGGATGCAGGCGCAGCAGAGTGTCCTCGGCTCCGTCCTGATCGACGATCGGTGCGCGAGCTTCCTGGTGTTCGGCCTGGCAGAGGAAGATTTCTGCGAGAGTTACCGGTCGCTGTACCGGGCTATCCGGGAGCTGTACACCACCGGAAAGCCGGTTGACCCGGTCGCGGTGCTGAATGTCGTGGGCGACTCGTACAAGGATTTTATCGTCCAGCTGATGAACATTACCCCCACCGCCGCGAACTGCAAAATGTACGTGGATATCGTCAAGCAGCAGTCCCGGGTGCTGAAGCTTCGGGACACCGGGCTGGCGCTGTCCCGGATTTCCACGGAGGAGGAAGGCGCGGAGCTGCTCGCCAATGCCGCCTCTGAAACGGTGCGGGACGACGGAGACGTGTGGAGCCTGGCGCAGGGATTTTCCGACTGGATGCACCGATACCAGAAAAAGCCCGACTCTGGACTGGTTTATCCCTCAGCTTCGGCGGATGATTCGGGCGGAGAAAAGCGATTATTTCATTGTGGGCGCCCGGCCTTCGGCGGGTAAAAGCGCTTTTGCCCTTCAGGCGGCGCTGTACTGGGCAGTTGTCTGCAACAAGCGGGTGGGGTTCTTCTCCCACGAGACCAGCCGGGAGAAGCTGATGGACAGGCTGGTCGCCTGCGCCTCCGGTGTCCCGATGGATGCGATCAAGGAGCGGACGCTGGATGATAAGCAGATGGAGGCCGTGTGCTCCATCTCGTCCCGGATCAACTCCGCGCCGCTGTTTTTGTTTTCCGCCGCCGGGCGTACCGTGCAGCAGATGCAGGATCGGGCGCTGTACAAGCGGCTGGACATCGTGATCGTGGATTATCTGCAAATCGTCGCCGCCCCGGGGAATGACGAATACACCCAGGTGACTGCGGTTTCCAAGGCGCTGCACACCATGTGCCAGCGGTTCGGGATCTTCTGCCTCGCGCTGTGCCAGCTGAGCCGGACGAAGACGGACAAGTCCGGCCACGCCCAGCGCCCCCGGCTGGAAGATCTCCGTTCCAGCGGCCAGATCGAGCAGGACGCCGACGGCGTATTCTTCCTTCACCCGCTGGAGGAGCCGGACAAGCCCCGGGAGCTGATCATCGCCAAGAACAAGGACGGCGCTCTGAGCATTACGAAGCTGGCCTTTGACGGCGTGCGGCAGCAGTTCCGCTTCATTGGCAAGGGGCAGCAGCCGCTGAAGCCATTTGACTATTCCAGCTATGTGATGCCGAGCCAGGTAGACCAATACCCCCAGCTGTGCATGGATGTGGAAACTCCGTTTGACGCGGAGCAAAAATAAATCACAAAATTCAAAGAAAGGGTGAAATTACATGAGAACAACCGCAATCTTAAACCTGAAGGGCGGCGTCGCCAAGACCGTGACCACGGTCAACATGGCCGCAATCCTCGCCCGGGATTACAAAGCCCGCGTGCTGCTGATCGATGCGGACTGCCAGTGCAACTGTACCGAATTTTTCGGCGGTGCCTCCGATAAGGGGACACTGGCCGACATCCTCCGGCTGCCTGACAGCTACTCCGACCCCGTTACCTTCTGCGCCAACTGCATCCGGGGAACCACCGTGGGCGGGGTCAACCTGATTCCCGGCGACGACAGCCTTATGGACTTGGATCTGAGCAAGGTGGAGCTGGGACGGGTGAGCATGAACGTGCTCCGGCAATTCGTGGAAGCAGCCAACGGGCTGTATGATTACATCCTCATCGACTGCCCGCCGGCTTTCAACGCTGCCAGTGCCGCTGCCCTTGTGGCTGCCGATGACATCATCATCCCCATCAAGCTGGACGCCTTTTCCCTCCGGGGCATGGGCAACCTGATGCGGCAGATCGGCAACATGCGGAAGATCAACCCGCGGCTGAAGCTCGCCGGGGTGCTGCCTACCATGTGGTACCGGGACGCTCAGATGCAGGATGCGGAAAAGATGCTGGCGGATGCGGGGCTGACGGTGTTCCCCCACATCCGGCGAAGCGACAAGGTTGACCGGATGACCTGGCAGCAGCGGCCGCTTCTGGCGACCAGCCCCAACAGCGCCGCCGGCGTGGATTACCGGCGTTTCGTGAAAGCTTACATGCGGGGAGGGCAGGAAAATGTTTGATCTTGCGGACGTGCTGAAGGGCGTGCCCAATTTGGGCACATCCAAGAAACAGCTGGAGTACATAAAGCGGGAGCTGATCGACCCCGACCCGAACAATTTCTACAGTCTGACGGGCATTGAGGAGCTGGCGGCCAATATCCAGCTGTGCGGATTGCAACAGCCCATCCTTGTGCGCCCCATCGATGGCGGGCGGTACATGGTGGTTTCCGGGCACCGGCGCCGTGCAGCGATCGAGTTGCTGGCCGCGGATGAACCGGAAAAGTGGGAGGAGATCTCCTGCCTGGTGGAGAGGGACGAGGCGTCCCCGGAGCTTCAGCAGCTGCGCCTGATCTACGCCAACGCCAATACCAGAACCATGACCGGCGCGGAGTTGGCAGAGCAGGCTGCTCAGGTGGAAAAGCTGCTGTATCAGCTGAAAGAGCAAGGATATGAGTTTCCCGGCCGGATGCGGGATCATGTGGCGCAGGCCATCAGCGTCAGTAAATCCAAATTGGCTAGGCTGAACGTTATCCGCAGTAAGCTGATTCCCCAGTTTATGCGGCTCTGGGAAGCCGGAAGCTTGCGGGAAAGCGTGGCCTATACGCTGGCAGGACAGGTCCCCGCAAGGCAAAAGTCGGTATGGATATCCCAGACGGATTCCGGGAAAAAGAAATTCCCTTGCACAGATGGATGGCTGGAGAGCATTTTCCACGAAATGGATCGTTTGGAAAGGGTTTGCAAGAAAACGCCCTGTGGCATAAACCATTCCTCCAGCTGTGACCATCTCTATGTTCGCCTGAATCAGGCTTCCGGGCTGCCGCAATACTCCGCAATGTCCTGTCGCGGGTGCTGCCTTGACTGCTTCAATTTGGCGGCCTGCCGATACTCGTGCGAGTGGGCTGCCGATGCCAAGAAGGCTCTCCGGGATAAGGCTCGGGCAGACAAAAAACAGGCGGCAGCGGAACAGAAGGCAAAAGAGCAGCCGGAACGCGACCTTCTGGCTTTGTCGTACAGCCGTGTTGGCAAGCTCAGAAAAGAGCGTAATATTTCCGCCGATGATTTTGTAACGACCTCTTTAGGGTGGCATTATGCACGGGACATGGAACGCCTTGCAGGCTTGGAGGACGGCTCGTCTGTCAGCCTGAGCGACCGGATGCCCGGATCTATTTGGGCTCGGGAGGCCAAGAGACTGATCGAAACAGCTGATCTGCTGGGATGCAGCATTGATTACATGCTGGGGCGGGACGTGCCGGAGAAGCCCATCTCCGATGTACCCAATTGGGGCACCGGCTGGCGGACGGGCGACCCGGACAAAGCCGGGACGTATGCTGTCATTGGCTATGACCCTGGCGGCGCGGATCAGATGCTGGAAAGTTGGGACTGGGACGGGGAACAGTGGACGATACTCGGCGCCCCTATCACGGACTACGACTTCCAAGTGCGGTGCTGGATCCCGCTGCCGCCGAAAATCGGCACCTGCATCACGGGGATGAGTGGCTCCGGGAGATGCGGTGCAGCGGCCTGCTGCTCGGAACCGGCGACGTGCTGCCTGCAATGCGACAAGGATGATTGTAATAGCCGCTGCGGATGGATTGAGGGGGGCGAACATGAGTGATTACATCAGCCGGGAGGCCGTGCTTGAAAAGGCGGAGTATGATGGGAATTACCGGCTTGTTGTACCCGTAGAAGCAATTAAAGGTCTCCCTGCCGCCGACGTGGAGCCGGTGCGGAACGGGCGGTGGGAAGAGTGCGACTGGGTTGACGTGGACGAGCATGGGTTCGGTACAAGAAGAACCTTTAAGGCAGGATTGCGGTGTAGCCAGTGCGCTTGTGTTTTCAAAAAGGAGCTGCTTTGGAAACGAAACTGGTGCCCCAACTGCGGCGCAAAATGGAAGGTGGTGCAGACGGATGATGCGATGCAGCGTTGAAGCTTATTCCATCTGCCCGTTCGCTTCCCATTGTGCGCCCCGAGCCGAGGCCATTTTCATGGAGGGCAGCGATTGCGACGCCTTCAACCAGCGAATTGACGACGCTATTGAGAAGATCATGCGTTCAGAGGATGATTCTGATTTTACAGGAGGATGCAAGCTGTGATAGACTTTTGGATTTTCTTGGCCTACGTCATCGGTATGGCAATCTGGCTGCGGCTGGTGGTGTCCCTGAATCATAAGTCTGGCAACATTTTCGGGCTTGACGGCGTGGGCTGTGGGACCTATCTCTGTGTTGTTTTCATTGCCGTGTGCTGGCCCTTTGCCGTCCCTAGTGTCTGTGCAGTTTTCGTATTACATTGGTTCTTTGGGAGCCACGGGGAGGATCCCGATGGCTGACTACCCCTACACTGTAACAAATCCCTCCGGGGAGATCGTCTTGCAGGCGGCGGAAAGCTGCCGGTATCCTCGGCTGGTTGAGCTGGCCTTGCTGGAGGCGGGCTACATCGTCCGCCTCCATGGAAAGAAAATCACGAAAACCGAAACGCGAAAGGAGATGCGCAAATGAAGCCGCTGAAAACCGGCGACCCCTGCCCGTGCTGCGGGATGCCCATAAAGTCTACCAATCCGGAAATGCTTCGCTTGCTGACCGATATCCGGGACTTTGGGTTCAGCTTGCGCGACGCTGAAAGAGTGGCGGCTCTTCTGAAGAAGGAACAGGAGGCTGCGGATGGCACGATGTGATTGGGAAATCATTTTCAAAGTCGAAAAGGCGCACCGTCTGGTGATGCCGTCCTTCGCCCGCGTTCTCCAGTGGCTTGCGGGCAACGGCGCGAAGTGCACCTCCATCTTCATCCGGAAACGGCAGAAGGAGGACAGCGATGGCTAAAAACACAAAGGTCGTCGTGGGGCCAAACTTTCTTGCGCACTGGTATATCTACGACTTTCAGGTCTGCGAGGGACGGCCGGAGCTGCTGCGGACGATGGATTATATCAACCGGCACGGCTATGATCTGATCTCCGTCACCCAGTATCAGGAAACCTACACGGTATTCTTCCGCCGCCGTGCCTGCGGGTAGGGGGTGAGGGTATCAAGATCCTCAGCACCATGCGAGCCGGGCGGGTCGTCCGGCAGGCGCTCTACTCGCCCCGCGATCCTACCGCCAACACCCGGCGGCGGGCAATCAGCATTTCCGCCGAAGACAAGAAGCAGGCAAACCTGAAAACCAGCTATGAAAAGCTTCTGATGCTGGCGTGCGCGAATTTCCTCCCGGGCGACTGGTGGGTGACGCTCACCTACGATGATACGTTCCTCCCGGAGAGCCGGGAGGAATCCCGGAAGTACTGGCGCAAGTCCATGCGCTGGTATCGGAAGTACCGCAAGGTCAATAAGGACGCGCTGCGCTATGTCTACTGCACCCAACTGACTACCAGCCGGGGCGGTCGGCGGCTCCACCACCATATGATTCTCCGGTACGAGGACGACATGGATCAGGAGAAGCTGGAATCCCTCTGGCAGTGGGGGCATGTGCATATGCGCAAACTCAAGGACTGGGACGAGATTCTGGACAAAGTCCACTACATGTGCCGGGAACCCCGCGAGCTTGGGGTCTACGTTCCCGGCGAACAGATGTGGACGGCAAGCCGGGGACTTGTCCGGCCGCAGATTACCTACACAGCATTTGATTCCGACGCGATTGATATCAGCGTTCCGTCAGGCTGTACCGCTCTGAGCGACCCGGTGCAGCTTCCCGGATACGGCGGATATAAGACCATCATTTACATTGAAAACATGTGACGAATAGGGGGTGCTTCCTCCTATATCGGCTGGAGGGAGGTACTAACCAATGGACACACAGAAACAAACTTTTTCGCGGCTATTGCATATTTCTCCCGCGTGTGGTAAAATAACGGAAACAAGGGAAAAAGCCTTGTGCCCGATATGCCGGAGGGGCGTGGTTGCCTACCTGCTGCCGGAGACGACAGCGAAGAATCTGCCGGTAAAATGCAAGCGCTGCGGCGCTGAGCTGATCGTGAATATTTCCCGAGTGCCTGTGCCTTGAGCCTGTGCCATGTATCGCAAGAGCGATGCTTGGTGCAGGCTTTTTCTTTTGCCCCGGAGGTGGCGTATGTTCGACTACAGCCGTAAAAACAAGCGCTGGCGGAATCTGCGCAAGCGGGCGCTGCGCCGTGACCGCGGCTTCTGCCGGGAGGCTGCCCGATACGGACGGCGTGTCCCGGCCACGGTGGTGCATCACATCTGGCCGGCGGAGGATTATCCCGAGTATGCCTATTGCCTGTGGAACCTGGTCAGCCTCAGCAGCTCGGCCCATGACGCCATGCACGACCGGGACACGCGAAAGCTCACGGCGCTGGGGCTTTCCTGGAAAAATCGCACCCCCCCACCCCCTTCCGCCGAATTTTAGGGACGCTTACAGCTGGGCGGGGAACTCCTTTCACACGCGGCGGCGAAATTTTTCAAAAATTTTTGCGCCGCATAGTACCCGGGCGCGTATGCGGCCACGATGCGCACATGGAACGCGGACACGGAACCCGGACACGGTACACGGAGGTGCCGAAAATGGCCAAAGAGCAGCAATACATCCAGCAGCTGACAGACCTGGGCGTCTACGACCCGGCCTTTGACGGCGCGATTCATGTGCTTTGCATCCAGGAGCGGGAGCTGAGCCGGGCAATGAAGGCGTGGAAAGCCACGGCGCCGGATCCGAAGACCGCGCCGTCCATCACGGACCCGCTGTACGCGGAAATTTCCAAGCTTCGCCGGGATATTCTGGCGCGTCAGGATTCCCTCGGCTTAACGCCGAAGGGATTGCAGCGGCTTCGGCGTCAGGCCGCCCCCTCCGGGGATGTCGCGGCGCCTGCATCTTCCGCAAATCCGATGCTGTCCCAGCTGCTGGACGGCATCCGGGGGAATCACAATGGCGGCACCCCATGAGTCCATCGTCCTGGATTACGCCCGGGACACCGTTGACAGCCCGGACGCCTGCCTGGATACACAGGCAGCTGCCCGCCGGTACCTTGCCGACCTGCGAAACCCCATGTGGAACTTCCGCACCGGCATGGCGGAAACCATTATCGAGATCATCGAAAGCCTGTTTTGTCACCAGCAGGGCGAGGATCTGCTGGGGCGTCCCCTTCGGGGCAAGCCCCTGATACTGGAACCCTTCCAGCTATTCGTGATCTACAACGTCTGCGGCTTCTTCTACCCCGGCACCGACCTCCGGCGCTTCCAGGAAGTGCTTGCGATGTTGGCGCGGAAGAACGGAAAGACGCCCTTCGCCACATCCTTCTGCTGGGCGGTTGGCCTCTGGTACGCCCGTTCCTTCAGCAAGATCAAAACCGTGTCCGGCTCCATGAAGCAGAACATGGAGGGCTTCGGTTTTCTTCGCTATAACCTCCGCCGGCTGGGGCTGACCATGGATATTGACCCCGCTCACGGCCTGCGGATGCTGGACAGCTCCCTCGGCCATAGCTTTGAAGGCCCGATCTGGGATGGGCAGATTTCTTTTGAAGCGCTTGCCTACAAACCGGACGTGTTTGACGCCTTCAACGCAAACGTTGTCCTGCTGGATGAGCTGGAACTGTACAAGAACGCCATCCCTTATGGCCGTCTGAAGGACGCCACGAAGGCATACGGCAACAAGCTCATCATGGCGGTCACCACGGCGGGTGACGACGGTACCGGCTTTTGCGCCCAGCGTGTTTCCTACTGCTCCAAAATCGCACGGGGCGAGATCACGGGCGCGGATGCAGACCGGATCTTCGCTTTTATCGCCCGCGCCGACCCGGATCCGGACACCGACGAGGTGAATTACCTGGATCCCGCCAACTGGCGCAAGGCTAACCCCAACTGGGGCGTGACAATTCGCCCCTCGGACATGGAAGCGTCCGCATTGCAGGCGCAAAATGACCCGCAGATGCGCAAAGAATTCCTGACGCGCTCCCTGAATGTGTTCGTTTCGTCCTTCCGGGCGTGGTTTACGTTGGATGAATTCATCCATTCCGATTCTCACTATGATTTCAGCCAGTCGCAGCTGGCGCGGCTGGTGAAATCCTGGTATGGCGGCGCGGATTTGTCCAAACTGCACGACCTGACCGCCGCCTGCATTGTCGGCGAGATTCCAGCGAAGGCCGCCGCGACGGCGGGCTGGACGCCGAAAGAGGACGTGCTGGTCATCGTCCCCCATTGCTGGTTCCCAGTGGTGGCGGCCGCCGAGAAGGCGGACAAAGACAGCATCCCGCTGTTCGGCTGGCGGGATGACGGCTGGCTGGACATGCCCAACGAGCCGTCCATGGACCCCACGGAACCGGTAAAGCAATTCCAGCTGTGGAAAAAGTCTGGCTTTGCGATCAAAAAAGTCGGCCATGACCGAAAATTTGCCCGCCCTTACTACGCAGCCATGAAGAAAGCCCACTTCACCGTAGTCGATCAGCCTCAGCTGTCGATTGCCAAGAGTGAGGGGCTTCGCTACATCGAGCATAAGGCGAAAATCGGCTGCCTGTACTACTGCCACGCGGAACCCTTTGCCTACTGCGTTCAGAATGTCCGCGGGCAGGAGAAGCAGGACGACGTAGTTGTTTACGATAAGATTTCCCCCACTTCCCGGATTGACGTCTTCGACGCCGCCGTGTTTGCTACCATCCGTATGCTGATCGATACCGGCAAGGCTGCCGATGCAGCCGCCTGGTTCGGCGATGACTGATTGTGCCCAAATTGGGCACAAAGAAAGGATTTGATTATGCCGCTTTTCAAACGCCGCTCCCGTGAGCCGCCCACAATGCTGGGCTACTGGCTCCGATCTTCCGGGGACTGCCCGGTGGGCTATCACCGACTGCTGGACACCCCGGAGGTGGCCGCCTGCATCAGCCGCATTTCCGCCATCATTTCCAGCGTTCCCATCTACCTGATGGAAAACACCCGCAAGGGCGACGTCCGCGTCCACGACGGCCTGAGCCGCCTGGTGGATATCGACCCCTGGCCGGGAATGGCGA